CCGTGAAAACGCGGCATCCACCGACAAAACGCGGTAGTTCGACGGACGATCGCCGAGCAGCCGGTAGAGCGTGTCGCGCTTAAAGATCAGCAGTTGATTTGACAGTGCGAACAGTCCCGTGATCGGATCGCTGTCGGTTCCGACATCCACAAATCCGCCGGATACATCGGGCGAAGCGTCGTCGACGCGCCAGTCCTCGACCGTCCGGCTGTCTCCCGGCGTTTTGCTCCAGAAAAGCCGGCACGATGCATCCGGATTGCCTGCGGCGAACAGGCGTCCGAAGTATTGCTCGAGATAGTTCTGCGCCGCGTTGGATTTTTGCTCACTGCTGCCGAAATACGCTGCGGCAGAGCTCTGCCCGTCCCACTTTAGCAGCTGCTCCCTGCCGTAAGCGATCAGCAGCTGGTCGTCGGAGCCGATCTTGATCGGCAGAAAATCGACCTGGTTCGCATCGATCCGAAACCCGAAACGAAACAGCGTCTTCCATTCGGCATCGTCCTCACTCCATACAAGCAGCCGCGTATCCGTACAGACGAGATAGCGAAGCCCATCGGGACGCGCGTAAACGTACAGCCGTTTCAGATAATCGCCCTGCGGTGCCGGAACGGCAAGCGGTACGGCGCGGGAAAAGCCCTTTGCAACGGACAGGCAGCCGTCCAATGTGTTCATATTGCATGCGTTCGGACTTGTGTCGGGAGAGCTGATATAGTCATTTTTGTCCTGCCGCACGCCGGAGAACGATTGCAGAATGCGCGTTTGCATTGCCATAGGGCATCTCCCTCCTTTCTCAATAGTAGTTGCAGATCCGGCAGCCGGACGGCTCGTCGAAATCCATCTTCAAACGCCGCTTTTGCATCTCGTAAAGCGAAAGCCGCAGCCGCGAGCCGTTTTGCGCAGCGGCGTCGCCGTGCGCACGGTCGCGTGCAACCATGTACAGCACGATCAAAGGATCGCAGGCTGCCGGCAGCGTCGTTCGGTCGGCGTCACTGCGCAGCACGCCCGGCGCATAGCGGTAGACCACGGTCAGCGGGCGATCGTCCCAGCCGGGGATAACCAGCTCGCTCGTATCCGATCCGTAGTGGAACGGAATGCGCACACCGCCGTTTTCGATGCCCAGGACCTTACTGCACGGCAGGGAAAGCTGCGAAACTGTCAGCCTGCCGCCCGCCGGCGTCACGGTCTCGCGACGCCACGGACGAAAGGTTGTGAACAGATCGGATACGGCCTCGTTTGCATAAGCCGTCAATCGCTCCCGCCACAACGCGACGGTGCCGTCGTCATGCGGGCGCTCGAGTTCGTCAAGCGCGGCATGGATCAGTTCGGATAACGTCACACGCCTCACCTCACAGCTTCTTGCCGCCCGCCGCCGCAAAGGCGCGCACGGCCTCGCTGCCCTGCAAAAGTCCTTTGCGGCTTTCGGCCAGGACATCGGCGATGTGCGAAGGCACCTCGACGACAACGCCGGTGCGGATACGGAAGTTCACTCCGTTGACGGCGCCTTCCACGAACGCGCCGTTGCCCTCTTCAGGCAAAAAAACGGAAACAGTCGATTCATTCGGATTCATAGAATTCTCCTTTCCGGGCGGAGCGGAGAGGCATGCCTCTCCGCTCCGCGCATGTTCAGATGCTGACGCCGTGCTCGATCCGGACGATCCAGAGCGGATTCAGGACCTTTGCGGCATAGGCGGTGACCTTCGCGCCGACGGTGGCACGCTGGTTCAACGGGTCAAGCGAACCGGACGAGCCTTGCGGCTTGATGATCGTTTCCATCGTGCCGGAGCCGTCCACATCGATCACGCCGTATGCGTCCGCGCCGAAAACGAGCGTTGCATGGACCGGCGTCGCACGCTTCGATGCGGCGAGCTGACCCGCATCATCGGTATAGACCACACTGCCGGTATCGTAATCGGGATTTGCTTCGGCGACATGGTAGTGCGCCGTTCCGCCCACATAGGTAACCGGTGTGTCGGCCAGCGTAAACTGCCGGCTGCCGATATAAACCTTGTTGCCCGGCGTGGACAGGTACGCTTTGGCAGCGGCGCTGGGCGCGTTTTGCAGCGTAAAGCTGTCGTCGTCCCCGACGTCCATGATGTAGTTGAATACCGTCTGCTCATATACCTTCGCCTCGGTCGCCTCGACAAAGACGACGCCGAACAGGCGGCCGATCTCGCCGGAGTAGATCTGCTCCGCATTGCTGTACTTGGACACGTCCTGCCACAGCGGATCGCTCTGCAGGTCGTAGGTTGCGTCGGGCGAGCAGATGCAGACAAAGTGCGGCTTGCGCATGCTGCCGTCGGAGGCGGTGTTGAACGTGCGCGCTTTGTTTTTCTTCAGCGTCCGAACGGCCTTGCGGATCTCGTCGACGGTCAGCTTATCGCTTGCTTCGAGCTGATTCCGCTTGGTCTTGCCGTTGACGTACTGAACGTTGGTCGTCGCACACATCGCATCGCGGGTGACCCATTCAATCACGGTGCCGAGCTGCTCGCCGAGCAGCTCCGCCGAATCGGAGATTACTTCATCGTAGGCGGTGAGGTCCAACAGGTCGCTGACCTCGACATAGGCGCCGTACTGCTTGACCTCGGCCTCGACCGCGGACTGAGACAGCGACTGGCCGTCCGGCGTCACGCCCTCGGTGAGCGTCAGCGCGTCCTGATCGGGGGTGAAGAGGTCATACTTGCGGAATTCGACGCGCTTCCCGTTGTGGCGCGGAATGCTGCGCTTCTGACCGAACGATGCGTGCACCAGGCGCGTCTTTGCGGTTTCGATCAGCTTTTTGTCATAGAACTGCTTGTTGAAAGCAGCGGTGGATGCGGTAGATACGGTCGTATTGATTGCCATACTGGTTCCTCCTTACAGTTTGATGCGTTTGCCGCTGCGCGCGGCGGTCTTATACTGGTTCTCAAGTGCACGAAATGCCTCCGGCGACAGGGACAGATAGTCCGGCGCGGGGCTCACGGCTCGATTCGTTCGCGTGCTCTTTGGCAGCGCGTTTCGGGCGTTCAGCTTTTCGGTCATTGCCTCCATTGCATCCGCATAGGCGCTTTCGGCCTTTGCCTCCGCGGCATAGATGCGGACGGCCGCCTTCGGTTCAAACTCCTGCAGCAGCGTCGCAAAAGCAGGGTCGGAGCAGGCGGCTTCGAGATCGAAGCCCTCCGGCAGATCGCCGGCGTCGTACAGCGCGATCAGCGCCTCGGCGATGTCGGCAAACGGATTTCCCTCGGCGGGAACTTCCGCCGCATGGGCGGCCGTCTCCACTTCGGACGGCCCGTTCATCGGTGCGTTCTTTTTAAACAGCATGTTGTTTCTCCTTTTTCTTTGGTTCGGCCGGGAGCGTTTCGGCCCCCTGTGTGTCATTGAGGTGCTTCAGCACCTGTTCCTTGCCCTCGAACTCCATCAGTTCGATCGCCTGTTCCATCGGGATTGCGCCGAGATGCAGCAGGTTCAGCATCAGCTCGTTCTGCGCGGCGATCGCAAACCGGTTCTGCCGAACGGCCTTGATCGAGATCGAGAACTCGATCGGGAGCTCTACGCCGCCGGGCGCGGTATGATTCATGTCAGCGCTGTCAAACAGCATCTCGGTTTGCTTTCCGTCGATGGTAACGGTCACGGGGCGCAGGTAGAAGTTGAACTCGCGTTCGACCTCAATCTCCATGCGCACCGCCTTGCGGAAGGCCTCGTGCAGCTGCGTTGTCGCCATGCGGGCACGCTTCGTGCTCATCATTTGCAGCGCTTCGATCGCGCTCGCCGCTGTGACGCCGCTCGGGACGCCGCCTCGGGACGAATCGTTTGCACCGCTCTCTTCCTTGATGTCCTCACGGATCTGGCGGATGTACGCGATCAGATACTGCGGCAGCGGCGGCGTCGAGAACCATGTGATGCCCGAAAGCTGCTCGCCCACATGCACTTCCTTCGACCAATCGCGCAGGTCCGCCTCGTCAAAGCCGCTCGCATCGGTCAAAAGCAGCTTGTTCCGCGACGCCATCAATGCGTTTTTCAGCACAATCTGATCGAGCTTGTCCGCATACCGCTGCTGCGTGCCGAACAGGTCGACGATGCCGAAGCCCAGTGCGCTTCCTTTTCTCGGATAGAGTGGGGTCAGCACGAACGGGTATTGCCCGTGTGCGAAGTACCCCTCCGGTTTCTGGGTCCGGCTGTCCTCGAGCACGATCCCGCCGCAAAGGATCGCCATGTGCACGGCATAGGAATCGGTCTCGGCGCTGTATTCGCGCCACCAGTATTCGAGCAGCAGCAGCGAATCGGTGCGGTCGGCGCGCAGGATTCCGTCCTCCGGGGCGTCGGAAACGGCGGCAAGATCCCCTTCGATCAGCGCGGCCTTTTCGGGATAGTGCGCCTGCACCCACTCCTTGGGATGCAGCGAGAACTTAAAGACTGCTCTGCCATCCTGCAGATCGGTGCACAGCGGATCGAACAGAACGCTGCGCACATCGACGTGCCGCAGGAATGCGCCGCCAAGACCGCCGTTTTCAGTGCTGTCATAGCCGACCTCCAGCACGCAA